GTGCCCGTGGCGCAGATCAACTGCATACCGGCTTGCAGGCCAGTCACAGCGGCGGTCAGCGTCACCGTGGTCGAAGAACCAGAGGTGCTGCCGGTGCCCGACAGGGTCACAGCAGTCTCAGGCACAAGGCCCACAACACGGAAGGGCAGGCCAGTGGCAACAGTCACGTTACCGGTGCCGTTGCTCGGCTGGTCGCCCGACACGCCCATCGCGGAGTTACCCGTGGTGGTGCTACCGGCGGTGCCAGTCACGCAGTACACATTGTTGCCAACGAAAGCCTGCGTAGCAAAGCCAACGGTCGTGGCCGTGTTGCTCAGTCCGCCGGAGGGCTGACCAATCATCACTGCCTTGAACACTGCACGATCATCATCCACCACGTAGGCCACGATGTCGTTTGCCAGGATATTACCGGGGTAATACTGGGCAAACAACTTCTGACCCGTCGAGGGGTTGGTGTACGAACAGCCCACGAAGATACCAACCTGACCGGGACGAGCCGTGGTCGTGGTGGAAGTGGTCATGCCAGTCAGCACAACCGTGCCGTTGGCAATCAGTTCAACGAGATCGCCATTGAAAATGGCGGTGCCATAGTTCCGAGCAATCGGAATCTGGCGGATTGCACCAGCATAAGGTAGGCCGTTCAGTTCATTGATCGGCTTGAAACCATATGCGGCGTCAACAGAGGGGTAAGCCATGTTGGACTCCTAAGATGATTTAACCGCGTCCGAACTTCACCTCAGAACGACGCTCATTGAAGAGCGGCATCTTTGGATTGCTCTCGCGCATGAAGTTGTTGTCAACCGACTGCATCTGACTATCAGTTTGACGCTGAAAGTAAGAATTGCGTTGGCCAACAAACTCTTTGGGTGTTTTGCAAAGCAAGAGTCCACCGATCTCGATGCTGTCTGGGAACCGGGGTTTGTCCCCAGTTGCCATGATCTGGATTTCGGGATGCTCAGAGGCTTTTACAGGCTCCCAACCTTCGCGGAGTTTTGAAGAAATGTGGCCAGGATCGGCAGTACCAAGAGTACTGACTCGAATCCAACGGAACTCGTAGCCGTCCTCGGGGTTGGGGTTCGGCAGCAGTTCAGGAAGCATCCACTGCTTGGGGCGCTCCATCTTTGCTCGGGTTTCCAATTCACGGGGGGTACGTTCAGCCATTTTGTTTCCTCATTTCTTCCGCAACCGCACGGGCGTACTGCTCATTGGTCAGTCCGAGCCGCTTGGCGATGTTTACTTGGGACTTGGTCAGCACGATCTTTTTAGGCGCTGTGCTTCGGGTCGCAGGTGCCACGACAGGTGATTTCTTTACCGGCTTCTCAGAGGTGAACGCATCTGGGAAGACCTGCCGCATCCGAGTATTGATGCGGTCATAGTATTCATCACTGGTTGGACTTACCCCACTTTCCACAAGTTTTCGATGAACCGTCAGTGCAAGAGCAGTCATCTCGTCGTCTGTACCAAACCACGGATTGGCTTCTTGCCACGCAGAGGCTTTGGGATCGACTCGAACCTGTTCTTGCTGAACTGGTTGTGGCTCGGGTTGTACCGCAGGTTTTTCCTGTTGTAAAGGGGCGGGCTTGAAATTGTTTACCCGGTCTGCGCGAATTTTGGCGGCGGTCAGTTCTTCCTGAGCCGTTACAAGGGCCTCGGAATCTCCTGATTCATAGGCTTCCTTGTATTTGCGCTTGGCCTCTTCAACCTCGTTCTGAACAACCTTCTTGGCTTGCTCAAGGAGAACTTGCTGGGTCTGGCCCTGCGAACTCTGGAGTTTCTTGTTCTCTTCAATGAGTTGTTGGGCAAGGCGCACAGCCTCTTCCCGCTCACGGAAAGCAGCCTCTTTGGCCCGACGCTCTTCGTGATAACCCTTAGAGAAATGTTGGATGCGCTTCTTAACCCCGTCTGAATACTGGGCCAGTTCTTCATCCGTTACTTCTGAAGGGGGCTCCTTCATCGGGGGGCGGTCACGATCCTCTGCGGGGGTATCGTCTACCACCTCAATCTCTGGCTCGTCCTCAACTTCAAACTGAATCTCGTCTTGTTTCTTTTCCTCGGCTTTCTCATCCGGGAACTTGAACTGTTCTTGATCAAGCGGCATGTGATCCTCCTTTAAACGCGAGAGATGCCACGCGGGTCTTGCACCACGGCTTCCACGCTGTCGTCATTGATGATGCGGAACTCACGCCCGTGAATCTTCACTCGGGTGCCCGTGTTGGGCCTTACCAGAACGAAGTCGCCCGGTTTACACGAGGGTCCACTGGGGAAGCGGCTCTTATCGCCGTAGGCGTCCGGCCCCATCTTCATCACAAAGAGGACAGGGGACATCACTTCTTCGAAGTGCATGGTCTGCCCTGACTTGACGATCCCGCTCTCATACTCCCTTTCAATCTCTGGTAGCGCACAGAGCAGGTGGTAGGTCGAGGGATCGGGAAGTTGCTTGGCCTTTTCCTCTGCCGTCTCGGGCAGAGTGGTCGGCACCGCGTCTTCTCCGGTACTCAGGAGGATTTCACTCATCTTCGTTTTTCTCCATCTTTCGCACGAGGTCGGTGATAAACATGTGTGCGGTAGAGAGACCCCGGACCTCTCCGCACATACTGCGGTACTCGGCATAGTCCCGAGCCGCACCATCTATAAGGGCTCGGGCGATGGATTCCCGAGTCTCCTCAATGTCTTTCAATACCACGGAAAACGCAGTGGTTGCCATTTAAACCTCACTGTTTGGGGATGCCCGGCTTGGGGCGTGGCTTCATTACTGTCTTGAGCATGTCAGCCCGCATCTTCTTGTCGGCCTGACGGTTCTGGTTTGCCAGACGGGCTTGCTCCTTCTGGGCTTCAACTGCCAACCGCTCCCGCTCCAGGTTGATCTTTTCCTGGGCGATAGCGAAGTCTCTCTGGCTGTCCTGCTCCTTGCGTTGCAGTTCTTGAGCCCGGAGTTGCAGTTCTGCCTGAGCCATCTGGAGTTGCGGGTTCTGCGCCATCTGCTGGGCTTGGGCCTGTTGAGCCTTGCCCATGTTGGACTGGAGCAGTTGCTGTGCGGCCTGAGCAACCAGACGGGAGATTTGCACCTCTGTCTGCTCATCCAGTTCAGCATCGGGCGGAGTAAGCGGCACGCCCAACTGTTCCTCGACCTGTTGACGATACGCAAAGGCCATGTGCTCTGCGATGTGAGCCATGATGGCCGCGCCCATCTGTTGGGCCATTGGAGACTGCCCGATCATCTGAGCAACCATCGGGTCTTGCATCAGCGCCATGTGGGTGGCGATGTGGGCCTGATGATCCTGATAGATGAATGCCTTGGTTGGCTTTCCTGTCAGGAATGACATGTTCTCCGAGATCGGATCGCGGGGCTTCTGGTCATCCTCCACAGGCACCAATTTGTCGGCGTTCTTGATGCCAAGAACTTCCAACATCTGACGATGCAGATGGGGCAGGTCATAGATTTGAGGGGCGCCCTGAGCCAACTGGAGAGCGGCTTGGTACTGCATGATCCGCTGCGCCATCGTGGCGGCGTTCGGATCAGAGACCGGAATCACCTCAACCAAGTCATAGTCAGCCTGCTTGGCAGCGCGGTTTCCTCCCACGGGGATGTAGGAGTAATCCGGCGGCATATAGTCCCGGATGATCTGCTTGAGCAGTTTAAATTCCATCTTTAGGCTTGCATGCACGCGAGCCTGGACGGCAGACATGGTCTTGAGTTGTCGCTCAAGGATGGCCAGGGTCGTGCCCACGGGAGCCTGGGCAGACATGTCTGACAACTTCAGGTCACCGATAGCAGCAAGGCGTCTGCCTTCATCAGTGATGCGCTCAAGCAGCGCAGCCAGAACTTGGCTTGGCTCCTTGTACGGGAGCGGCATGATGTTGTCACGCAACGCCCCCGAGGGGATGTCTACATCTCGGAACTCACCCGGGGCGATAGGCGTGTCGTCGCCCTTGACACGGAGACCTCTAGTCTTGAGACCTCCAGGGAGGTTGCTGAGGGTTCCCGCATCGACCAACTGGCGAATAATTGCGGTCCCTGCACGAGCATAGCCACCAATAATATGAATGAAGCCAAGGCCATAAGCACCAAAGCCAGGGATATAAGTGTACTGAACGAAGTGCTGGCGCTTGAGTTTTCTTCGGTCGGACTCATCCCAGTTCCGTCGTATAGATAGAACCGTTGAGGTACCTCGCTCGATGGTGATGACGTACGGGAGGCCAATGCCCGTTTCTTCGCCTTCATCATCCGTATCTTCATAGCCCTTCAGATTCCAATCAACGTGAATCTCAAGCACCTGATACCGATCATCATCGGTAAGGGTGTAGCCCTGCTCCTCTGCCTTCTTCTTCTCAATGTCCGTAAAGACTCTAACCGGCTCACCCAGTTCGGTGTGACGGTAGAAGCCCGCAGCCATCAACTTATTCAGATCGTTCTCCGTCTTACGCATCACGTGGGTGACGCGCTCTGCCGTGTAAACATTGGCAGCGCCGTAGGGAATAATCATGTCCTCTGCCTGGATGTAAGCAGCGATCTGCCTGCCCAGGCTGGGGTCGTAGTAAACCTTTTTAAACGAGGCCCCGGCCAGACCGAGGGAGTACAGCAGGCGCTCATGCTCCGGGCGGTACT